TAAGAACCTACATGCTCAGCCTAAGTGGCGAGCCGAGAAGGGTTCCGTTGACCGTCAGGCGTTTACTGATGAGCCTGGTGAGATTATCTTCTACAACCGCACGGCTGCCAGACCGCCTGAGCCGCTACCTCCTCCCCCCTTATCACCGGAACACCGGATGATTGAGAAGGAGCAGATTGAGCACATCCAGAACATCAGCGGTGTTTCGGATATCACTCGAGGTTCTAGCCCTGCCCAGACTTCGGGTCGTGCAATCGGATTGCTGTCTGACCTTGATTCAACAAAGCTTGGGCCTACGGTACGAGAGCTTGAGATGGCTGTTGAGCGCTTGAGTGAGCGTATGTTGTGGATGTGGCGTGAGTACATGCCCATTGAGAAGACCCTTCAAGTGGTTGGCCGCAATCAAGGCATCGAGGTGTTTGCGTTCCACGCGGAACAGATTAAGAACACTCGCGTGCGCGTGATGGCTAACTCAATGCTGCCGAAGCACCCGTCTTACCGGCGTGAGCAGATTATGCAGATGTATCAAGTGGGTATCCTGGGTGATCCGGCAGATCCACAGACGCAGATCAAAGCTCGTCGCATGATGGAGTTTGGGGATATGGACCCAATCTATGGTGATGAGGATAAGGACCGGCGCTACGCTAGAGAAGAGAATCACATGATGGCTAATGGCAAAGACCAGGACGTTCAACCCTGGGAAGACCATATCACTCACATTGATGAGTGCCTTAGCTATATGAAGTCGATTGATTTTAGATTGCTTCCTGTTGAAAGACAGGAGGCGTTTGAGAAGCACCTGGCTTGGCATTATCATGCCGAAAGCCAGAGTCAGCAGGGTCAGCCCTGGTGGCAGATGCATGTGCAATCTGGTGCTGAAGGAATGCCGCCGGGTGCCCCGGCGCAGGGTGGTGCCCCCATGGCACCGGAAGGTGGTGCCCCGGCACCCGGTCCATCTCCAGGTGGATCGTCCGCTGGATTGGTAGGCGGTGGAACTCCAGAGCTAAATGGTGCCGTTGGCACAAGAGGCCCTGGACGACCCGACTATGAATCTGGCTTTGAAGCTGCTTCACGGTAGCGACCGCTGGCTCGACAGCCAGTACGTGAGGTTTTATTATGAGTGAGAATTTAGGCGATACGAGTTTAGACTCCACGGGGGCTTCGCAGTCCTCCGGTTCTGAAGCAACTGACCCTTCGCAAGATACCGGCGATACAGGTTCTGGGTCTGATGTAGATGAAGGTCCTGTTCCCTATGAGCGTTTCAAAGAGAGCAGGGACCAACTCAGTGCGAGTAAAACCCGCATAGACGAGTTGGAACAGAATTTTGGTAAGTTGCAATCGCAGTACCAAGAAACTGCCCAGTGGAATCAGTGGGCTTGGCAGGAGATGCAGAATTCTAAGTCTCAACCTGCTGTGCAGGAAGAGGCGGACCCCTATGCAGATCCACTCGAGCGGCGGGTACATGAACTGGAGGGCCGGTTGACAAACCAGCAGCAGTTCCATGACCACCGCTATCAAGAGATGCAAGTCAAGCAAGCTGAGCGAGAGATTATGGCTGAGATTAGTTCAGCAAAGGCTAGGTACCCTGAGATGCGCGACAATGATGTTGTCAACTCACTGGTACATAACCCGAACGCATCGGTCATGGCTCTGGCTAAGAGATCCCACGAGGCAGAGGTACAAGCTTTCAACCAGCGCCTGAAGCGCCAAGGTTATAAGGCACCGCCAAAGTCCCTACAAAGGGGCCGGGGTAAGATGCCTGTAAAGAAAGACTTTGGTGACGACTTAGGCGCGGCTGAGGAAGCAGCGTTGCAATACTTTGGTGAAGAATAACTTTCAATGCAATGGAGCTAAATAATGGCCACACAAAAAGCTAGCGCTGGCGGCGGAACCGACTTCGATGTAGTACTCAAAGAGTTCTACGAAGGTCCCGTTCGCGAGCATCTCAATAATAAAATCACTATCCTTCAATACGTCGAGAAGTCCAAACGAAAGTGGAACGGTCGTCGTGTTCTTTTCCCCGTCCATCTGCGCCGCAATCACGGTGTTGGTGCTCGTGGCGAAAGCGGCACGTTGCCGACTGCTGGGCGTCAAGAGTACGTCGAGAGTAAGATTAGCTCGAAGTTCATGTATGGACGCATCGAGTTGACAGGTGTTGTTATCGCAGCATCTGAAGGTGACAAAGGGTCTTTCGCTTCAGCACTTCGTACTGAGGTTGAAGGTCTTCGTCGCGACTTACGTGTCGACATGAATCGTCAGGTTTGGGGTAACTCAATCGCAAGCACGGCAAATGGCGGCCTTGATAGTGCGTCGGGCAACACTGGTATTGTCAGCCTGGTGAATGTAGCGCCAACACATGCTGGTGGCGTCACTACATTTACCGTGGACAACCCAGGCACTCGTTACATCAAGCCTGGATCGCAGTTGGCAGTTGGTACTGAGGCTGAGTTAACTAGCACCAACTTCCCAACAGGCTGCCAGACCGTGACTGTGGCCACTGTCCCAAGCAAAACTACATTCACTGTTACGGGTGATGTGACTGCCAATGTTGTTGACAATGACCTGATTTCCTTGGGTGATTCAAGTGACAACTCCTTTGATAAGGAGATCGCAGGTCTGTCATTCATGGTGAGTGATGCTGACGATGACTTCCAGACGGTTGACACCGGGCTTAACCCCGAGTGGAAAGCCAATGTGCTGGACAATGGCGGCGATAGCCGCCCGTTGTCCCTGGAACTGATGCAGCTTGCTATTGATACTGCTGATGAGGTTGCTGGCGCTGAGCCTAACCTTGTCATGGGTCATCACAGCATTCGGCGTGAGTACATCAACTTGTTGACCAGTGACGTTCGTTACGCCCCTGAGCAGCTAAAAGGTGGATTCCAGAAGTTGACTTATGCGGGTGGCACAACGCCTATGCCGCTTGAGTTTGACCGAATGGCTCCCTACAACAAGCTCTTCTTCCTCAACACAAACGACATCAAGTTGTACGTGATGAAGGATTGGGCTTTTGCAGACCGTGATGGCAGCACATTTAGCCGAATGGCTAACTCTGATAGCTGGGAAGCTTTCATGTGTTGGTATGGCAACATGGGTCTTGAGCGTCGTTTCTCGCAAACGGTTCTCACTGACATCAGCGTTGATAACTTGATCTTCTAGGGTCGTGCCTAGTATCACCTGGGGGGCATGTGCCCCCTGGGTGCTTTTCTTACTTAGTATCCCCGCAATGGGGGGTAAACTGTGGAGTGGTAAATCATGATTAAAGACAGAAATATTAGCTATAAGTACCAGAGCATGTGGATTCCTGCTGCGGCTTTTGACCTTATTGGCGCATCCGTAGATCCAATAGATTCGAGTGAAACTATCGGTGAACTGGGCTCTAGTGGAATTGTCGGTATTGACCTGGGGGCCGGGGCCGGTGATGAGGCTGCTTACTTTAGCATGCCAACACCTACCTATGTTGATTGGGATAATAGCGTGTTTTATCGGGTCATCTATGCGGCGGATAACACAACGAGCACATCGTTTGCCATTTCTGCCGATGAGACATCGTTTGGCACAGCGCCGTCGAAAGTGATAGGAACTGCATTTGTAACCCTAACGGACACACCAATAAATGATGTTGTATCGGCAACCCCGTGGGGTAAAGCTGACTCGTCAACTTCAAATGGTATTGCCGGGACTAGTGATTTTCTGCGTATCAATATCGCATGTACTGCAAACACGGTAGGCAATCCCCATCTCATCGGGCTGGAAATTAAACACCTTCCCAAACTGACGGATGGTCCGCAGGTAAGCGACCAGGCAGACCCAACGGACGCATAATGATACTAAGCGAACTTCAGTGGCGTGACATCAAACGTGTCAAATGGAACAAGGGCGAGAGCCGTCGTATTCAAGAGGCAACCCATGATGATAAGATCACCGTGGGATGGTGTGGCAAGGAAAAGCGCTGGATGATCGCCCGTATTGTTGAGGCGACCGTCGAGGTGAAGTTCGGGGTGCAAACCATCCCGACAAGGGAGAGAGTTCCCTACACCTGGAAGGTCTGGGAGGATGACGACGGGGTGGCTCTGAACATCAGGGACCCCCGTCTGATTCCATACATTCGTCGATGTGACCTCTGGCGGGAGGGTGTGGATAAGTACATGAAACAGTACGACCATGCTGACTGGTTAGAGGAGGGCAAGGAGCGAAGCGAGCAGGACGATGAGGACTACACCGCTAAGCACTTGATTTACCCACGAATAAAGAAGGCTGCGGATGCGTTGTGCGGCTACAATTACAATAAGAGTCATTCACAGCGTTTCTTCTTTGGGAGTTAGACTATGGCGTGGAGCGGACAGGTTACAACCCTGGAGGATGCGCGAGGGTTTGCGAAGGTGTTGCTTGATGAAACAGGCGACCTCTTCTGGTCCCAGACGGAGCAGAATGCTTTGCTCAATGAGGCGAATCGCGTTGTATTCCGGGAGCTTGTGGCTACAAACCCTGAGTACTTCATTGAAAGCTCAAGTGGCCCGTTCACTTTCACCAAGGATGCTCAGTACGTTGAGCTTGATACTGCCAGCATCTTAGGTGCCGGCGTTCTACCTTATAAGATCATCGGCATCGAAGAAACTGAGAGCGCTGCGGTGCCCTCAAGGACGAACCCGGCAGTCAAGTGGCGTACCATGCGCTTTGTAGATCGAAACATGGTTGAACGCACTGCAAGCGGCAGCTACGACTCCATGGGAAGGCACTATGTCTTGGTCAGGAACCGGCTGTACGCATCACCGATGCCAGACCAAGATGTAAACATGCACATCTACTGGATAAACCACCTACCTGACCTCACTGCTGACGGTCACATGCTTTTGGCCACAACCTTATCCACAACCCTAACCAATGGCGCTGCACAGGAGTTCGGTGACTTAGTCGGCGTGTACCTGGCTAAGCTTATGAACTCAAAGCAGCAAGGGCAGAACATGACGATTGAGGGGTTATGGCAAGAGGGTCTTGCTCGCATGAATAACAACGCTCACATGAGAAATGTTGATGAGCCTATGAGTGTGAGGGCT